GGGCTGATTCGGCGTGCCCAGATCGAACCAGACCAGGTGCTGATCGTTCGAGCCGATCGCGGCCTCGGAACCGTGCACCGTGCGCTCGATGGAGGCCTGCATCGCCCCGGAGCGGTAGCCCGGGTCGTTCTCCGAGAACCCCAGCCGCGCGCGCTCTTCCTTAGTCGAGTCGGCCAGCTCTTCCCATTTGGGATAGGGGCCGACCGCCTCCTGGTAGTCGCCGATCATGCCCTGCGCGGTCTTCTGGATCTCCTCCGCAGCCTTGTCCGCGATGTGATGCGTCACGGCCGGCCCGGCAGCGGCCAGACGCTCGAGGTGCGCAGCGAAGGCCCCGAAGCTGTTGAATTGCTTCATGCGTTCGGCTCCTTGAACCGCATAGCATCCCAGTCGAACTGGGCGCCGTTCAGAATCGAGAAGTTGATGGCGAAGGCCTGGCGCTCCAGCCGTTCAAGCTGCAACGTGTCGGCCCTTTCCTTGGGCATGCGCAGAGCCGTGTGAAATGGAACCCCGCTCTTCATGAGCAGGCAGGCCTCCTGAAAGGCAGGGTTCCGGGCTAGTTTTTTAGCGCGGCCTTCTCGGCGGCTTCTTTGTCGGCCTGATCCGCCTTGTCCTCGCGCTGCTTGGCCCAGTGTTTGATGACAGCATTGATGCCATGGTGCCCGAGTCGGCTGATCGCGGCGTCGATCTCGCGTTGCGTCTGAGGCAGCGGCATCGGCTCGGCATCGATCTCGACCACCGCCATCGCAGGCATCACGTAGAGCTGCATGTAAGCCTGGTTGATCGCCGCCTCGGCGCCTACCAGACGGATCAGGCGGCTCTCGGCGAGCACATCGAGTTCGGCGAGCTTCAGGACGCGGCCCGTCGAATCGATGACGATGTTGTCGTCTTTCGGCGCTTCTGGCGCCGGCGCGTCTTGACCAGGAGTCAGTTCGAGGGTGGGTATTTTCGACATGTTGGGTTTCCCCTGTAAAACCCCTGATAAGGGGCTGCGGAAACGCGCTCAGGGATGCGCGCTTGTCGATCGGCCAATCTATCCGCAGCCGGAAAGGCTTACAGGCGAATCCGGCGCGACGCGTCGAAGCCGATCTTGACCTGCACGCGGTCGTCGCCCACGAACTTGCCGTTCTCCTCGAGGCGCAGCGACACCTTGGTGTAGCGATACTGCGTCACCGAGCCGTTCGACTCGCTGATCGTCTCGGTGATGGTCGCGTAGCCGATGTTGATGCCGGCGTAGTAGTTCGCTTCGATCGTGGCGAACGCGTCGCTGACGACGTTGTCCGTGCGATCAAGTTCGATCGTGCCCGTCCAGCCGATGGGGATATTGGCGTGGTTGTTCTCGCCGGTGATGGCGATGCTCTCGATCTGCTTGTACTTTGGCTTGGCCTCCCAGCCAGTGGTGGTGCTCGGCAGGCGCAGCGGGCCGGTGGGCAGCGTGACGTCCAGCACCACGTCCCGACCGGTATTGAATGGACCGATAGACATGAATCAGCTCCAGAAATGGGAAAACCGCCCGGAGGCGGCTCAGGTCAGGGATGGGTTAGAAGCTCTGCAATTGCTGGCGCGTGATCGTCACCGACTGGCCGCCTTCCTGGTTGATCAGGATCTTCTCGGCCACCGCCAGGTAGCGGACACGCACATCGGCCTGCAGATACCCCTGCGCAATGCGCGCCAGCGGGTTGTTGTTCAGATCGCACTGGACGGTGAAGTCGTCGATCATGTTCTGCTGCTGCAACCCCAGATAGAAGTTGTCCAGCGTGGCCTTCACGTTCCGGCGCAGCGGGTCCGTCGGCTGCGACGACTGCAGGCGCCCGTCGTAGATGCCCATGCCGGCAGCCGTGGTGGCCGCGAGGTAGTTGGTCATCCGCGTGTAGTTGTCGCCGTTGCGCGTCGGATCGGACGAGCTGTTGTGCCCGATCCGGAATCCGAACTGGTTGCCTGCAGGGATCGGGTTCGTGATCAGGTCGATACCTGCTTGCGCGAGCGTCTGCAGTTCCGCCGAGCTGTACTGCTGGTTCTGGAACGACTTCTGCGTGCCGACGACGCCGTACAGCTGCTTGTTCAGCGACGAATGCTGCGGGCCCAGGTTGGCGATCACACCGACTGCGTAGCCCTGCGGCGAGATCAGGCGCACGCCACCGTTGACCGGGTCGTTGAAGTAGACCCAATCGCCGAACAGGTACTTGAACGAGTAGTTGTCGATACCGGCCGTCGCCTTGGTCGACACGGCGTTGGTGATCGTGTCGCCCGCTGGCGTGACGCCGACCATGTACGTGCCTTCGGACTGACCGTAGGCGACCTGGTTGGCGAAGGTGGTGGTGTCCGAGACATCGACCAGCGCCGCGACCGAGGCGCCAGTGCCGCGCAGCGCGTACATACCCTTGCGGGGGATGGTGTCCTGTCCCAGCAGGATCGCGCTGGTGATCGTGGTGACGCCGTCCGTGCCGCCAGTCAGCGAGTACGTCGCCGCGGCCGGAGCAGTCGTTCCAGCACCCGCCGTCGCGACAATGAGTTGCGACGGACCGCGCGCGCCGACCTGGCCATTGTTGATGGCGTTCGCCATGTTGACCCACAGCGCGTTGCCAGAGCCCTGGATGTTGTCGAACACTTCCGGCGTCTGGCCAGGCATCGACACGATCGCCTTCTGCGTGTTGGCCTGCGAGCCAGGAGCAACCTGCACCTGAGCATTGTTGCCAAGGGTACCGGTGTACTTGCTCGTGAACGTGATGCAGGTCGCCAGCGCGATGATGCTTGCGGCCGTATCGGTGCCGTCCGTCACGCGCACGCAGCGGAAGTTGTTCGCACCCTGCAGCACAGCAGCAGCGACGGCCGTGCCCATGTCGTACAGGCGGTTCTGAATCGCGCCGAAGTTGCGCGCATAGTCGGCCATGCTGCCGACGATGGTCGGCGAGTTGACAGGGCCCCATTGGGCGGTACCGACGAAGCCGGCCACGTTGGTCGGCACGCCGTTGAGCTGCGCCACCTGGGGCGCAATGATCTGCACGATCAGGTCGGGAACGATCAGCGCCGTCGTGTTGACCTGCCCGTACTGGACAATCTGGGTCATCTGAGACTCCAATGAAAAAGGCCCGCGCTTGGCGGGCCTTCAGGGCTTTGAGGTAAGGGGCGGCTCAGTCGGCGGTCTTGCCCGCCTTGGCCGGCTCGGCCGGCGGCGCGGCGCGCTTGGTCACGTGGTTCTCGTTCTCCGAGGCCAGCACGCGCGCTACCTCGGCAGAATCGGTGATTTCGTCGCCTTTCGCGTAGCCGCCGAACGGCTCTTTGACGATCAGATGGAAGTCCATGGAGTCCTCAGATATTGGTCGTGGTGGTGTTCGGGTACAGCTGGCTGTTCGTCGTGCCGTTGTATCCGTTCACGCCGACAGAAATGTTCTCGACGATGTCGACCACAGCCGTCGAGGTGGTTGTCAGGGTCTCCGCGTACTCGATCGTCGCCACAATGTCGCGGCGATACAGCACCGCCTTCTGGCGCATGTCGTCATCACACTGCCGCTTGACGATCAGGCGCGCAGCTGAGCCGTCCGCCAGCGTGATGAAACGCGAGTTCATGAGCGTCGGAGCCACGAGGCTCGCGATCGCTTTGCGGTTGGCCGGCGTGTTCGCCCAGATCGTGATCTGGAAGCTCTGCTCGATCCGCCCCACTTCCGTGACCTGCTGGCCAGAGCCGCCCACGCGCGCCGCGGTGATCGCAGGGCCAGCGGATGGCAGCGTAATGACCGCGCCGGTGGCCGTGGTGCCTGGGAAGTCGGCGTTGATCAACCCGGCCAACGTCGTGGCGACGCTGTTCAGCGTGTCGGTACCGAGCGTCTGGTAGACATACCCCTTCGTACCGACGATGACAGCCGTGTTCACGCCCGCAGCCACGGCGCCGCCGACCGTGACCGTGCGGCCATTGATGGTCAGCGTCAGCGCGGGCGGCGTGGTGGTCTGTTCTTGCGGGACCGTCTGGTAGCGCGTCGTGTTCTTGGCTTCCGGCCGGTTGAACACCGTCAC